AATATTTGAGGTAACACCGATAATAGACATTGCATTTCTTAATGCCTCGCGTTGTCTATTAACAGCGGTTTGTTTAGACGTAGCATCTAAATCCGGGTTGGCCATAATGTCGGAAATGTTTTTCGTCACCTGCTGGAACAACTCGTTCGAAGACGCCGACGCTTGCATTTGGTTTTTGTAATCAGCTTCAATTTTTGCCAAGTCTTTACGCGTTGTCGCATCAATGTTTTGCAATTCAACACGGGTCGCAGCATCGGCATTCGCCATCGCAATCTTCATGCCCTGATCAAGCATAGCGGTTGCTGTTGCGTTAATTGCAGCTGCCCGTTCTTTGCTGACCTCTGTTTGCGCTGCCGCGTTGAATTTCGCTGCAGCGTCATCCGCAGCCGCGTTGGCCAACGAAACGGCGTTGGCTTCATCTGCGCCAAACCGTCTGGCTTCATTAAGCGCAGCGGCGTAGGTTGCATTCCGAACATTATCTGCAGTCGCGTTGGCTTTACGTGCTTCGTTGTCTGCCGCAACATTGGCAGCAGTCATTACGTTAGTTGCATTCGCACCAAATTTAGCAGCTTCGTTTGCCAGATTGGCATTTGCAACAGCCACTTCATTCTTTGTCGCTGCGTTAAATTTAGCTGCTGCATCATCCGCAGTGGCATTCGCTAATGCAGCAGCATTGGTTTCATCTGCGCCAAACTTCCTAGCTTCGTTGATTGCTGCAGCGTAAGTCGCGTTACGGACGTTCTCAGCATTTGCGTTAATCCGACTAGCCTCAGTCTGAGCAGCAGCGTTGGCAGCGGATACGACGTTTTGTGCGTTAGCACCAAATCGAGCTGCTTCGTTTTGCACATTAGCGTTGAACTGTGCCAGCTGGTTCTGTACGTCAGCGTTGTACTTCGCCTGCTCTTGATAAGTCTGAGCGCCGGCTTGGGCAATCGGCAATGCGCTTTTAATGACAGCCTCTTGCCCAGCGCCCACAGCCATACTGGAACTGAGCAAACCACGACGCGCCATCTGCTGCATGGCAGCGGTCTGCGCTTGCTGCATTAACGGAGAGCCTTTAGCCAAGATGCCAGCAAGCTGACCCTCGACGGTCTGCTTGCCGGCGTCTACACCCATCATTGTTGCTGCAGCTTTTGTCGGATCGTAACCCGTCGCTTTGGCTAAAGTAGCATCATAGGTTTTCGTTGCAGCTTGTTCTATCGGGGTGTACTCTTTAACGCCAGCATCGGCGGCTGCGTAAGAAGTCGGCGCTGCAATTGTTGGCGCGGTGTATCCAGTGGCTGTGCCTTTTGCCGCCTCATAAGTTTTAGTAGGCGCTTGTTCAGCAGCGGTATACCCCGTGGAAGTAGCATCCGCAGCGGTGTAAGTTGATGCAGTAGGCGCGGTGACCATCTTGGCCGCGTCTTCTTTTAACTGCTCCGGGGTTTTGCCGGCATACGGATTAGTTACTTGCGTGTTGGTAGGGACGGTAGCCATCAATAAACTCCAAAAAATAAAAGCCGCTTAGACAGCGGCTTTTTGCGGACACGGGGTCCCTTCGAAAATTCTATCATTAGCATTTCCAAACACGCAACGATTTGTTGATACGGCTATTCGGATCATTTGCCGTTTTGGCACTTGTCAATTTGGCTTTCATTCCGCGCATCCGAGCACAAAAGCTTTTCTTCCGGGACCCGCCCTCCGGCTGGGGTGCCTTCAAATCACTGCCCGGATTCTGGCGCTCGTAACTTTTGCGGCCTTTTTCATTCAGGCCACCGGCTTCGCTTTTGCCTTCTTTTCTGGTCCACGCTGCGGTCATGGGTTATCCCTTGTTAGCAAAAGAATAAACATGCAAGAAACGCCATTGTTGTTGGCGCTGCCAATGCCAGTGGCTTCGAGGTCTGTTTTCTCTGGTATGCGCAGAGGGTATTCAAAAACGTAATCCGCCACGCCGTTGTTGACCGTGGTAACCGCAGCGGTGCGGCGGATGTCGTCAAGGCCCGTGGTTAATAGGCGGCCTCTGACTTGGGTAGAGCCTGATGCTTGACCGGCAGAAAACAGCCCTTGCGACAGATAGCCAGTGTAACCGGCAGGGATGGTGTAATGCCCCGTAACGGTGTTGTTGAAATCATATTTGATGATGTTGTAAACCGTAGCAGGTACACCCGCAGTCACGGTCCCGGTGCCAAAGTAAATATCGCCTGCTGCTGAATTGGTATTGCCGGCGGTGGCTACGTAAGCGTAGTTGATGCGAAAAAACAATTGCGTGGTCAAAACTTCAGTCTGACCGTTTAACGTCACCGTCTCCGATATCTCATTGTAATTGGCGTCCAACCCTTGTATGACGACCGTTCTCGCGCCTGTATTACCTGACGCATCGTTGGCACTGGTCGAGCTAACCTTCATCTGCAACGCGGCAGCTGGGTGGGCAATGATGGACGCCAACGGCCAGACGGTGACCTCAGACGTATCTACGTCTGGGTTATAGCCAAACACCACCACCGTTCGGTGACCCTCAATAAAGCCTCGGGCAACCTGTAGCTCAAAAGGCTCGTTCTTGCCTTGAATAGTTATCGAGGGTGAGTGCATGTCATTTCCTTAAGGTTTCGTACTGGGCGTAGCACTGCTTGAGGGCGAGGCGGATTTCGTCGGCTTCTCTGGCGAGTCCAACAACCACTTCGCTATCCTGTCGGTAAAGCTCTCTTGGGGTACAGCCACCTTGTCGATGACCGGTGGCACCGGGCACGGTACTGCCGTCGGCGGCGGGGCGCTCCGGCCTGTCGCGCAGGCTGTTAGCCAAAGCGGTATTACGAGCAAGCAAATCACGCGTCTCACGCTCTTTCTCCTGTCTCAGCTTGTCAGCGCCAGCCTGCAGGGTTTGCTGCTTCTCAGCAGCTTCCTGTAAGGCGCGGGCATAGGCTTCCTGTTGTTTGATCCGCTCGGCGTCCCACTGGCTTTGTATGGCCATACGGCCATCCTCATTGCCTTTGTAATACCCGCCACCAGCTGCTGCGCCGATGGCGAGGATAACGCCGATGATGAGCCACGGATTCATTTGGTGGGGACTTTCGTGCCTTCGAGCTTTTTGTGAATTTTCACGTCTTTGCAGACCTTCACCTCCTTCCCCTTGGCGTCCTTCTGCACGTTGCAAACTTTCTTGGTTTCCTGCGCCAGCGACAGGCTAACAGTTAATGCCAGCAAAGCAGCGAGTATCGTCTTCATCAGTTGATCTCCGGGTGAGGTGGTTGAACAGGGGCGGGTCTGCCGCCGTAGCCCGTCACAACAGGCGCAGGCGTCGGTGTGTTAATTGGGTCAATGGTTGGCTCCATACGCACAGGCGCATGCGTCGGCGTTGGTGTTTTAGGTGCCGGCTTATCGTCCCGCTCTTCCTTGGTAGACAAGCCGGGCGGTACAAACTGTTGAAGCGCGTCTTTACCTTTAACAGCCAACAATGTTGCCAAACTGCCAAGTATATATTTTGACATGTCTGACAAAATTAGAAAGAACTGTTTGTCCGCCGGGGCCATTCCCGTCATTGGTTGTGTTACAAAAACGACACTATATAGCGAAATGCCAACCATCATGACGACGGTAAAACAGAACGTAACCGCGATGCAAAACTTAATTACTGCATCGTGCTGCTCCTGATTCATTGCAAGGAACTGGCTGATTAGTTTTAACGGGTTCATAAGGTTCTACCTTTGCATCTTCCGGTTTAACAAGCTGGTCTGGGCAGGTGCCTGTGCTGCTGCAGTACGGGCGTTTGCATTGTTTCTTTTCCCAGTTGTCAGGGTCCTGACATTCGTATCGATAGCGATCACAACCACTAAGCCATACGAGTATCAGCGCCAAACATATTGAGTGCCACTTCATAATGATGCTCCCTATCTGCTAGACCTATATAACCGCCATTAATACGCTTGGTCATGAGTTTTATATCGCCAGCGTCTGCCAGTGCATTCATCTTATTGGTCTCCCAAAACCAACATGCGCTCTGCGCCGCCCCCTCGAAGCATTGCATATACTCTGCTGCTTCTTCAGGTGTGATCTCCAGTGACGATGCAAACCAAAAATAATTATCCTTGCCTGTCAGCTGGAGAATTCCCCTGCCCCGGTAGGCGTACCCATGTCCTGACGCTTCATCACCGTTACCCATACGATTGGCGTATACGTAGTTAGCGATTTTTTCCGGGTTGCGTTCGTACTGTTTAGCGTGATCCATCGTTTTAAAATACTTTGGAAAGATGCGCATCAAACCAGACGCTGAGTAGTTCAAGTTCTCGCTCAAGAAAACAAAGCCGCCCGATTCATGAGCGCATTGGGCTAAGAATGCGGCGATGCGCTTGGGTGTGTTGATCTCGTAATCTTGCAGCAGCGATTTGCCGCCAAGCTCAGTTTGTGGACTGAACAGTACTTCGTACCACTTGTCCGCGTACTTGGTTTGGGGTACAAACTTTTTGAACTGGGCCAGTGTGATCATCGGTCGTACATCCTTTCAATCTGTATTTCTTTGCGCAGCTCTCGCATCTTTTTTACTTCATGGATTGCAGCTTGGGTTGCGTAGTACATGTCGTAGTACATGAACGCGAGAATAGGCATCACGATGAAGAACATCAGTATTACGGCCATGACTACCGTGATCAAAGCCCAAGGGACATCCTCTGAATCGCGCTTTTGGTTATTAGCCACATTAGACCCACTGCCCATGCTATTACGAACACGACTGCTCCAATCCATACCAGCCGACTCTTTAGTCGATTTATTGCTTGCTTTCGTTGCCATCGCAGCGTTTGTATCTTTCTGGTCTCTGCCGCTAATGCATCAGCCTGCTCATCTTGAATATCAGTCCACGCCTTCTCAAAACGCGCCCACACAGAGCCTAATTCCGGTGGCGTGTTATAGACCATCTGCTCCCTTACTTGTGATAGCATTTCGTTAAGTTTTGATTCTAACCGGATGCGCTCTAAGGCTCTGCGACCCAGCGATAATTCTCCTCGATAGACTTCTTTCGCCTCGACGGAGCTTTGCACATACAGCTTAACGAGGGCTTCGTACTGATCAATAAAATTGCCAAGGTTCGACCAGATGTCATTTAGCACATCATCTGGCGTAGCCTTGGCAACTTCTTGTACGCGTTTAACTTCTTCGTTGTACTGCTTCTTCTGCTCGGGTGTCGGATCGACTATTTTGTGGTACTGCTCTTTTAAGTCTTTCAGTACACCACTGACATCACCGCTGGTGCTCTTGATCTGTTTATAAAGATCAACACCTTTCTTGGCCAGTTCGATTGCGGTGGTACATGCCTTATAGGCAAGCGCAATACTAGCCGGGTCTAACACTTTAGGTCACATGCAGCGTAACTTTAAGTTGCATGATCTCCTTGCGCAGCTCTTCGTTGCGCTCTTCGCAGCGGCGATTTTGCTCTTCGACTGCTGCCAATCGAGCGGCCATGCGATCGACCTCCTCGCGCAAGGTAGCGATAACGCTGGCCAGCGTATCGTCGGCAAGCTCTGCTCGGTTATCACTGCGATTGTCCGCCAGCACTTTGCGGTACATGCCGTAAGCACCCGCGCCAAGACCGGCGATACCGATAGCAATTTTAGTGATTAGGTCTTCCATTACTCAGCCGCTCCTGTCCACGGCAATCCTGTTGCCGTTACTGGATTCTTTTGTTTTTCGATCTGTGCTGCAAGTGAGGCTTCAGCAGCTTCTTTATCGACGGATTCCCATACCCAACCCAGTACCGTTTCCTCGGTCAATTGGTCATAGGATACGGTAGGCTCACCACTCCATGAGGCGGTGGCATAGGCAGACGCTGCGTGTTCGCCATCTACCGCAGTCACTGTCCAGTGTGCGGTGGTGACAAACCCATCTGCTGTGTTGCGATCTAGGTTGGTGACTGCCCAAGTAAATGTCGTTGCCATGATTATTCCTTAATCAGCCCATGCCGCAGCAGCTATTGCTTGCACTTTCTCTGGCATTGATGAAATATCTGCGCCTTTTTCAAAAGACCAGCGGTGATAGGTCTGCGCGATCTGTTCACCGTCTTTCAGAATGCGCGTTGCTTCACGAACGTGAACCGTGCCGTTTTCAACGACTTCGATCTTGTCGATCACTTTGACTTCTTCGAGTGCCATATGCTTTCCTTTCAAGGTCAGCCCCGACAGTCCAGACGGGGTAATTGATGGGGTTAGGTTTGATATGTCATTGAAATAAATGCTGCACCATCAGCAGACCATTCAGCTGCGTCCATCGCAGTCGTTCCTGTTGCAGCATCCCATAGCTGTAGCGATACAAAAGTATTGCCACCTGTTCCAGATAACACCACATTTTGACCTGCTGTAATAGCGAACCCAAGGCCGTTTGCAACAGTTCCAGCGCAAGCTGCGCCGTTTGCAACATTTATCGCAAAGGGCAATCCTGTAAGACGAATAGCGCCTGTTACAGAACCAAGCGACGTTGATCTAAACCATCCTGTAACAGTTACTTGCCTACCAATTTTTACATACCATCCTGTGTTTCTATCCATTGTTGCGTTGTTTGTTCCATCAGAAATAAATCCTGTCCACGTTCCTTCCTCGTAATCGTCTAGCGTGTTTGCATCAGTCGATGCTGATTGCGTAGCAGGGAAGGTGATGCCAGTACCGGCTTGGCTAGTTGCGCCTTCAAGTGCAAGAGAGTTGCCGCCAGAAACGGAAAGCACTTGCGTGAAGGTGATAGGGTTTCCTGCTGTGCCGGAGGGGGCCGTACGCCAGACATGCTCACCGTTGTCTTGGTAATAATTAGTTGCATTACCAGTGCCAATATATTTCCAAGCGCCATCGTTGTAGGCGTTTGCCGATACATAAATTTGATCTTCTGTGCCAGCACCGCCTCTGCCAACAATCGACGCGCCTTTACCAACTTGTAGCGCAATAAAGTTACCTGCCGCCCACGCACTCGGCGTCACGCCCAAGCCGAGGTTGCCTGCGCTGTCGATACGCATGCGCTCAGTCGGTGTACTCGCACCATCCGCTGTCGTGGCAAACACCAATCGACCGGGCATGTCGTTCGTGCCGGGGGTGCCGTCAACGGCGGCGCTGATTGTTGCGCCTTGAATTATGTTAGTACCATCAGCGCCATCAAACGTGATAGCACCAAGGGTATCGTTTGCAACAACTGCGGTTACACTACCAGCGGTTGTGCCGCGAGTTTTGCTTAGTCTTATTACAGAACCAGTCGTGCTTGCTGCATTGTTAATAATTCCAATGCCACCTGAAACCGTTGTGCCTTCAATAAAAATTGGATATGAATAACCAGTTCTTACCGTCGTTGTCCCAATCAACAACCGCCCACCCGCATCCAAGGTCATTGCTTGGGTGAAGGTGATAGCGTTACCTGCTGTGCCGGAGGCTGCTGTTGCCCAAAGGTGGGTTCCGTTTACTTGCCTGTACAAAGACGCAAAATCAGTGGTTCCGTATGTGTAGCTGCTAACTGCTGTTCTTACTGCGTTTGTGCTGACCAGAACATCAGAATTAGTATCTACTCGTCCAGAAATACCGCTTCCGGCTCGGCCAATTTCCATTCCGCGAATGCTTGAGAACTGGCCCGTACTCGGCGTTACCCCTAGCCCAAGGTTGCCTGCGCTGTCGATGCGCATGCGTTCTGCCCAAGTAGATACGCCAGTTCTACTTTGAAAAACAATATTAGGAGCGTATCCAGTTGCAGGACTTGAGATGCCGATAGACGCGAATGCAACAGCAGAATCTCCTGCGTTTGCAGAAAACGCTATACCAGAAAAATTCCCTGTCGCGGCAGACGCAGAATTAGAATAAATGGAAAGATTAGTATTGGCTGTGGTTGCACTATATGTTCCGGTAGAGTTGGTCACTGCCAGCTTTACACTAGGCGAACTCGTCCCAATCCCCACGTTGCCTGCGCTGTCGATACGCATACGCTCCAAACTGGAGGTTTGAAAAATCATCGCATATGCTTGCGCCATATTTAACAGCGCGTTGCTACTGGAATCGCGTCCTACATAGAAAGAACCATTTACATCTTGTATGCGAATTTCAGGGGAAGACGCGGCGTAAATATGTAACAAGTCAGATGGGTTTGATTGCCCAATCCCCACGTTGCCGGAGGAGTCGATACGGGCGCGTTCGGAGCCTGCGGTAAGGAACGTGATCGGTGTACCCCGGAACTGCAACGTGCTTTCAGCAGCTCCCGTTCTGTCGTAAGACATGACGCGGCCAGTATTGGCCACAGCACCGTAAGTAATTTCAACACTTGCGCCAGACGCAGGGCCGGCAGTTCCAGAAAACGCAGAACCGCCAGTAAGCGTTGCTAGAGCGGTAGCTGACAAGGTGGTGAACGCACCCGTGTTTGCCGTCGTTGCACCCACCGTGCCGTTGATGTTGATCGATGCTGTGCCGGTCAGGTTTGTTACTGTGCCGGAAGACGGAGTGCCAAGCGCACCACCGTTGACCACGAACGCGCCAGCGGTGCCGACGTTGATACCCAGCGCGGTCGCAACACCGGTGCCGAAGCTGGTAATACCCGTACCACCATTAGCTACAGGCAAGGTGCCCGATACGTGAGTCGTCAGGCCGATCTTGCCGTAGGTGGGAGCCACGCCCACACCACCTGAGATCAGCGCGTTACCTGTGGCCACGTCGGCCAGTTTGGACAGAGCCGTAGTCGTGCTGGCAAACAGTAAATCACCTACTGCATAAGATGCAAAGCCAGTGCCACCTGATGTGGCCGGCAACGTTGGGATTGAGTCGAGTCCTGTAGCGGACGGATTGACAACAACAATCTCGTTTGCATTACCCGTTAAGGTGGGCATCTTGTCAAAGCCAGCGGCGATCGAGTCCAGCTCCGCACGCATACTGGCCGATGTTGCAGCCGAGCCAGTGGTTGGAAAACTGCCGTGGTTGTAAAAATTGTTTGACATTATCGCAATCCTCTACGCGTGGTGTAATGCAAAATTACGCTGTTGATAGTAAAAGGCTGGAAGTAATCAGCGTCCGAAGATATCTTCAGCAAAATATTCTGGCCTGTACCTTTAATCTCTACATCGGTCGGCGCAAGTGTGCGGCCGTCCCAGATGAAAGAATCCCAAAAAACAGAATCCCAGAGACTCGGTGAAAAACTATTTTCGTATGGCGTGTTTGCTTCTTGGCCAATGTAAACGCTTGAATAACCAAGGTCATAGGCAAAGTCAAATTCGCAATATCCGTTACCCGTAATTTCAAACGAACCGCGACGGTATCGTTTCAAAATGCGGGGCATGTTCTCGGAGTTGTAGTTTAACTCCAGCGTTGCGTTAATACTTTCGCCGTCAAAAGACGTGCCTGTATCAAGCGCATACACGTACCCGTTGGTTGAGCCAAAGAACGAAGTCTCTTCGCCAGCCGAAGTCTGCGCTTCGGTTGCGCAGGTAACGATGTTCGGAAACCGAACCGGCATCGCGCCCAGCATCTGACCGTTGGCAATCGTGACGTACAAACCCGAACCATCAGAAAAGAAAACCCGGTACTGGGCCTTCTCTCGATTCAGCACACTGGCTGCCACCAGATTGCGGCGAACCTGCGTAAAAGGCCGGATATTCAGCGTCACAGCGGCCGCGTCAAAATTACCGTAGCTCAGTGTCGCCTGAAGCGTGATCACGCCCCTGTCGTCAAATACGTAGGTCTGGCCTATGTTCTGACCACTGTAAGCCTTCGCACCCGCACCCGTGTTGTAGGGCACCAGATTCCAGCTGCTTGAATCAGTGCCGTAAAGAATATAGGTGTAGTTGTCTGAATAGATTGCCAACGCGCCGGTGGACTGATCACCCGGCTGGATGACAAAATTCGTCACGGGTTCTGGTTGCACGATCTCGCCTGCACCCAGAAGCGGCGTCCATTGGTAAGGTTCACCTAAAGCAGAAAACTGAACCGATGTGCCGAACGAGAAAAACAAATGTTGTTTATGGACGGTAACGTGGTCGGGCGTATCGTCTACCATGCCAGTTGCAATCGGTACGTACACCGCACCGTCAAACTCAAAACCCCGGTTCACGCCATCCGCGCCATAAGCACGTAGCTGGTTATTAACGCCGCCAAAGTTACCCAGCACCATCTCGACACGGCCACCCGGCAACAAGGTGATGGCGGTCTGTGCCGCTACACAGACAGCCTTGGTGGCCGCTGACACTTGCAAGTTTTCAGCAGCAGTGAAGTTGCCTGTCGCACTGGCAAAGATCAGGCGTCCTGCAGCGGTACCTGCGCCCCACGATCCAGACTCCAGAACCACGCGTGTTATGACAGCAGAGAAACCGCTAGTAGCCCCTGTGACCGTGTTGCCTTGGAATATTTCAGCCGTGCCGGTGTTAAACGACATCTCAAAACCCAAAGGCACGCTGACCCAACCTGACGTACTGGATTCGTAGATTGCCATCGCCGTGGCACCGACGTTATCCCGCCATGCGTAGACCGTGTTCTGCAACTCGATCACGCCACGGATGGGGCCACTGCCCGGCACAGCACCGATGTCAGCTCGATACACGTCAGCCGCGAGATTGATGTACTGAGCTTGTTCCTGCGTGGTCAAAGCGTTGGTAGCCTGCAAGGCCGCAATCGTGCCCTGTGATACGGTCAATACCTCAAGATTTTCACCTACCGTAAAAGTGCCGGTTGATTTGGTGTAATAGATGTCGCTTCCATTGACAGCGATGACAACGCCGCTTTCACCTGACGTGCCGCCGACGATCGTGTCACCAACAGCAATTGTGCCGGTCAACGTAGCCGTCAAGCTGCTGTACACGGCGTTTGATGGCGCAGGCCGGCCGTCATATCGTTCGTATCCTGCGATACGGGTGTAGCCTCCGGTGATCGACGCCTCAAAATTAACAGCGTCTCTGGCAACGCCAGCAGGCAGTGCAAGGGTCGGGGTAATGAGGTCAAGTCCGCCCTTGAGGTAGACCAGATCGTAGTTGACTTGCGGCGCAGGCATTGGCATGAAAGCCTCTCCTTACGCCAAAGGCGGACCGCTAACCAACGTTGGGAGCTGGTCGATATCCAGACGTGAGTATAAACGCTTGTACTCAAACTCGCCCCGAGACATGACCTCTGGTGCTGCTTCGTATCCTGCGTAGTACATCATCGCCCGGTAAACGATGATCATGTGAAAGCGGCTTGGTAAAGCCGGCACATCAGCGTCAACCGTCAGCGGTACAGGCTGGGTGTAATACTCGCCGTTGATGACGTAGGGGATGTCGGGTATCGCACCGAATCCAAGGTTCTTGTGCGGATCAATCGTGACGACGACAGGGCGCGTGTAGGTGTTGCGCATGTTCGCGTAGATGTACAGGTTGCGGAACGTCGTCCACTCCATGTAATTCAACAGCTGCTCGTCGCGATAATTTGACCCTACACTTGAACACCGGAAGCTGTCGCGTTTCCAGTTGCCGAAGTCTGCGGTAGTGATGCCGGCTTGCGCCGGCGTGTAAATCTGCTGCTGCGTTACCGTGTTGAACTGAAACGGCTCCCGCAAAAACAGCCAGTCTTCCTTGCTGGTTTGAATATCGTTCCAAGCTTGCTGGACCCAAGCCACCATGCGGGCATTCTCACTGCCCGGAAGTTGGCCTGCAACTGTGGTCAGCGACGGCCCAGAGACGCCGCACTCAACGCGCAGCCGATTGACTAGCTCTAAGAAGGTCATGCGGGTTCAGCCAATACGTTGTTGAGCCATGCACGGCCACGTGGGTTCTTGTCTTCCACCAGATCAAACGGATAAGCCAAACCGTGCCGTGCGCTCATCACAATTCGATCAGGCTCGGACGGGTTAGGCGTATGCTGGCTGTAACGCGTTTCTTTCATACGCGCCAGAATCTCCACGTACTTGCGTTTAACTTCAGTGGGATAGCCGCGAATGATGGGCTGGTTAACGCCATTGCAATTAACGATAACCTGTGGAGGTTGGTTCTCATCCGTCGTCGAATGCACGACGACAGTGACCAGCTCGTTCATAAAAGCCTCGGTGGTCACGATATCGTTGAAATCCTTGTTGCTTGCCACAGTGTCGATAACAGGATCGTCATCGTTAATTTCAATACCAGTCATTTTTGTTTTAGTCATTTGCCATGCTCCTTGATGCTAGTTGAAAAAAAGGAAGGCCACCAAAGTGGCCTTCCCAAAGGTACTCCCTCGGAGAGGAGGACGGCAACCTTACAGTGCCGCGCCGGGCATGATGGAGCAATCAAAGTAGGTGTCAGTAACACCTGCATTGCCCAGATCAGTGCTGCCCGGAGTGAACGTAGTCGAGCTGTTAGTCACGACCTTGATCAGACCAACCAGTGCCACGTTAGAAGTGGTCTGGGTTGGGACTGGGCAAGGATCAGCAGCGTCAACTACCGGACCACGGGTGTTGCTGAAGTTACCGTTGGTGTCGATCCAGACAGCATAGAGAGCTGCGCTGCAAGGGGGAACGGTGCCTGCAGTCGAAGTCATGGCGATATTGTCAGTAGCGCCCTTGGACTTAAACACACCGTTAATGGTGTAAGTCAAAGTGTTGACGGTCTTGTAGGTGTTGGCATTGGTACCTTCTGCAAGGCCCGCTGCAGTCAGCGACACGAAGCCGCTGTTAATTTGCTCAATGTTGTAAGACATG